ACGCCTGAAACTCCACTGTCTAACAAAGTTGTTTATATTCGATTATGTTAGACTTCTTATTTATGATTGACTCACCTGTACTGACTACACAACAAGAAAGGAAATATGTTATTAGCGAATCAATCATAATTTATAGTACCATATTATACTTCAAATGGCAACTAGTTTGTGTAAGCAAATTTAGTTCCTAGAACTTCTCTAACACCTGCTGACACAATGCTATCAAATGTTATGTTCTTCATTGAACCAATCTTGGCAACACCTGCTTTTAACATAGCACCTGAAGGTTTACCTATTCTATAAAAGGTATTACCTCTTGCGTCTTTGTTAGCATAAAGACAAAAACCATCTCTTCGAATGGTATCTACCATTGCTCTTGGTGACTTTAGACCATAAGTTGTCTTTAGTTGTTTCCAAGTAACACTGCTACCACGGTTTAAGATGTTCATAATCTTCGCTTTTTTACTTAACTTTTTATACATTTAATCTCCAATAATTTAATTAACGAATCAATATATACATACTATACTATTTTTTTGTATTTGTCAAGTGTGAAATCAAGTAGATTATCAAATATTATTTTATTACCTTCTCCGTTAGGGTGACCATCAATTATCCATCCGTCTTGTGCGTTAGTATCATGTTCTTCAGAATTTAAAACATAATCTTTCCAGTTTTTAACAGATGAACCTGATATTAAATCAGCAAAATTTCCACCACCCAATTCAGGTATACCTGGAAACATAAAGAAATTTTCATCATTCACTTTATTAAATAACTCATGGTGCATGTACTCTTTATATAATTCATATTCTGTTATCTTAGTTTTTGTGTTTTTTTGATACAAATGTGTATAAGGGTTAACTGTAAATGCTTGAATATTTTTTATTCTATGATGTTTTAATAAATTGTCTATTGTCACAGAATAGTTTATAAACTTGTCCATCATATACAATGTGCTAAATAAACCATTTTTTTTAAAGAGGCGATTGTATTTGTTTCTCATTGAGTTCTTGTCATCATGTTTATTTGATAAGTTAACATGAATAGAATTTCCACCAAAATGATGAGAGTAAGGTAAATCAACTCTATCTAACTCTGACCAACAAATAAACGCAAACTCTATATCAGAATTTGTATTCAAAGCATACAATGTGTTATCGAATATTTGTTGATTACCTGCACCACAAAAAGATAAATTTAAAACATCTAACTTTAACTTATCACCCATATACTCAAACCAATATTTGTAATTGGGTGTTTTCCATAAGTAATCATCTGTTTTAATTTTTCTTGTTTCTTGTAAATATCTGGAGCAAAAACTATCACCCACTATCAATAACTTCTTCATATTTCTCCATTAATATATTAAAAATTAAATTATTACCATTCTGATTTGGGTGATTATCATCTTTAGAAAGAACATCATCAGAACTAAATCTTTCTTCCATAGAAAATCCACCTATTTTCTCAAAGAATGGGTAACCTACATAGTTATTTTCATCTAGTTTGTGTGTCAATTCACAATCTATAAAGTATTTTATTGTTTCATTAGACCAAGAAGGTATGCAACCAAAACATTGTATTAGTCTTATATTTTTTTCTTTTGCAAGAAGATTTAAACTATGAGAATATCTTAAAAAATTATCAACACCTCTCATCTCATTATGCAAATCATAATGTGTGTGTATTTTTATCCACTCTTTATACATAAAATTTCTCGAACCAGGTGATATTATGGAAGATGTTTCACGTTCATACTCTCCCCATTGAGGATGGTAATTTATATATCTTGCACCTTCAACTTTGTCTGCTTCTATATCTAATCTGTTAAATTCTGTCCACATTACAACTGCTAAACTAATATCTTTTTCATTTATTATAGTATCAAATGTATTGTCAAAAATTTGTTTATTACCACAACCGCAGTGAGAAAGGTTAAGTAACTTTAAGTTTAGTTTTTTACTCAAACTATCAAACCAATAATTAGATATTTTTGTATTATTTACTTCTTCAGACCAAATAACATTTCTATGAAAAGGATTCCAACGATACTTTTCTATATACCTATCAGAAAAACTATCACCTACTATTAATAATTTACCAGACATTTATACCATACTTTTCTGTAAACTTATTTGCATCTTTCTCTGTGTTGACCATAGGTTTACCTTTTATGTTTAGAGATGTATTTAATAGCATAGGTACTTTTGTTCTTTTATAAAACTCTTCTAGTATAGGTCTTATTACTGACTTACAATCTTTCTCTACGACTTGAACTCTTGCAGTACCATCAACGTGTGTTACTGATTTATAATCATGTTTTGCTTTTGCTACAAACTGCATATAACGATTCATAGGTCCTTCAAAATACTCATCTGCATATTCTTCTAAAATTGCAGGTGCAAAAGGTCTAAACTTTTTTCTTCTTTTAATTGTGTTAACAGTATCTTTGATATCATATCTAGGGTCACCTAATAAAGAACGATTACCTAATGCTCTAGGTCCAAACTCTGCTCTACCATTTGCAACACCTGATATTTTATTTTCTAATATATCATCAACAACCTCTTTAGGATTTATGTATCTACTAATATCATAACCAAGATATGGATGTTCCCAATTAATCTTACCTTGTTTTAATGCTGATGCACCTAAAGAACTACCTGCATCTCCGGGTGATGGCATTATCCAGATATTCTTACCTTTGATTTTACTATTAGCAACACAATTCAATGCACAACCACCCATTAGTATTAAGTTCTTTTTAGAACACATCTTTACTAACTTCAATAATTCGTCTTCATATAATTTTTGTATTGAGGCGGCGATATCTTCAGGTTTACCTTCTAATGATTTTATACCTCTGTGATTATTTTCGTACAATAGGTATTCATAATTATAAATGGGTTCACCAAATGCAGACATACCCATAACAATATATTCTTCTTCGTTAGGTTTAAATCCTAAATATTGTGTTACTGCTGAATATAATAACCCTAAAGAATATGGGTATGACCATGACCTAATCTTTTTTAGATTGTCCCATATCGTAATTGTTTCCCATTCTCCAATAGCATCTATAACTAGTATATTACAATCTTCGAATGGTGCAGTATAATAACCTGCGGCGGCGTGAGATAAATGATGTGAGTAGTAGTTATCACATTTAAATCTAGTTTTTTCCCACGACTGACCTGCTAATAATCTTCTAATATTTTTTTTAAATGGTTTTTCATAATAAACCATGTTGTCACATTCATACATATCTAATAGGTCACCCGGTACCCACCTATCATTTTTATTACCAGTATATCTTTCTGATTCTGAAGCAAACAATATTTCACCGTCTTCTACATAACAGACAGATGAATTATGAAACCCTTCTGAAATTCCTAATGTAATCATTACCATTGCCTCAATGTATTAGATACAATTGCAATACAGGTAATAATGTGCAATACAATCCAGCAAGTTCTAATTATTGCTACTTTATCTGCTTTATTATCTTCGTCAAATGCTTTTGTGCCTATTGCTTTGCACCAATATTTCCACATATTAATATATCCAAGGATTGTCTTTATCTTTTCTTTTTTTAAATATAGATAAAAATAATCTAATTCTCATTTTAAATTTTTTAAATTTCGTTACCATAACTATCCCAACCATTTGCTCTTTGTCTAGCAAAGAGTTCTATTCGTGGTAAATCACCACACAGTTCTACGATATCACTTCTAATTCTATCAGGTTTTCTACTATGCTCTCTTCTCTCAGATATCACTAATTGTTTTACTGCTTTACTTACTCTTTTAGGTTTACCTTTTGTAGCAAGTAAACACATCTCAGGATTACCTCTAGTCCAGTATCCCATACCTGTAAACATACCCATAGATTTACTATTTGTTTTTGCCCATGTAAATGCTACTGTCTTATATATAAAACCCCATGATGTGATTACTTCAAATGCATGAGTTAACATTGGGTCAATTACCCACATCAACAACACACAATCTTTATCTGCAATGTCTTGTACCGGTAACTTCTTTATATCGTCTAAGTTCATACAATCGTAATGCTGATTTGGATTTCTACCTTCACCTTTTACACTTCTTGATTTAAAATACCATGGTGGGTCTGCATAAATTATATTATATTTTTTATCGGGAAATTTAAGCAAAGAAGTCCTCTAGTGTTGCACGTTTCTCTGCTGACCATCCTATTGCTTCAAGAATAAATCTCATAGGGTCGAGAAATGTCTTTTGAAATTGCACTTCATAATCCACACACTCTTGTAATTTAAATTCAGGTGGTAGTTTAGTTACATAACTTATAACATCAAATCTAAATGGGTTTTGTTCTAGTAATTTAACAAACTTAATCTTATCACCTTCTTGTATAAAAGGATATTTGTTTTGCAGTTTCATTTTTTGTATATTGTAATTATATATTAATGCACCTTTAACATGAATAGGTGAACCTTTGATAAAAATATCTTTTGATGACCTATACTTTTTAAGATTATTACAAGACCTAGGAAAAGAAATCTGTTCAGCAGGTAGTTTAAAAAACTCTTGTTTAAAATTTTGTATAAAGTTTTGCAATGATGTTTCATCTTTAATCATAATTAAATTAATTGCTTCTTTAATTTTACCACGACAAACTTGAGGTGTTGATGATTTTACTGCTTCAATACCCATTATCTTCATCTTAGGTTTAGCAAGACGAACACCTTCTTCATCTAACACGTTCATCATATATCTTTTCTTTGCAACCCATATTGCTTTATTAGACACAACTTCTCGTTTCATAACCATAGCATTCTTGTATGCATTTGTGTACTTAGATAAATCATCAAAACATTTTTCAATGTAAGGTTCTAATTTAGTATCACATACTTTACCTAGAAAATTTACAATTTGGTCATCTGTTTTACCTTGACAAGTTTGTTCAACAAGTTTATCTAACACAACATATATACTATCCGTGTCAGACGCAACAACGTAATCCATTTTATCTTCAGTTCTCATAATCTTATTAAGATATTCATTCATTCTATTCTCTATAAAACGGATAATAAATTGACCAGCAGTGGTAATACCACTTGCTTGTCTGACATCATAGTATCTAAAGTATTGATTACCAACTGCACCATAGGCACTGTTTAATGCAATCTTTCTTGCCCATTGAATGTTATGACATCTTGCAATTTCTTTATCTAGAGTTTTATCTCCAGTCATTTCTTTTTTCTTTTTAGCATCTAACATTCTTTTCTTGTATATAACTCGTTCTTTATACATTGTTTCCATCATCTCAGGTAAGAACCCTTGACTGTCTGTTTTAAACTTTGCACCGTTTGGAGTTATACAAGCACCCTCTGTTTCTAGATAATCTAAAGGAGTTGTACCTTTTAAAAATCTATCAACAGAAACACCTGCTGATGCTACACCTATAATCTTTTCTGGTGAAATATTATATTGAATAATAATATGAGGATATAGTGAGTTAATATCAAACGAAACAACCCACTTATATAAACCGGGTCTAGGTTCTTTTACATAAGCACCAACATATTTTGATTCTTTTACTTGGTCTTCTCTTGGTGGTCGCCGTATCATTAACATCAAAAGATGATTAGCAATCAAAGTATCCCATACTCTTACTTGAGAAAATATATCATCATAGTTTACTTTACTTTCGTATGCGACAGTCAAACTCAAATCAATAAGACCTAATTTATCTTCTAAAGCATCCACAAGTTCAACATCTTGAATATTATAATCAACAAACTTTTGATAGTCTTTCTCATAAAACTCTTTAAAAGTATCAAAAGGATTTTCATTCTTGTTTTGACCCAATTCAACTTCACCTATATGGTCAAGTTTGTAACTCTCCTGTCTTGTAGGTATAAACCATTTATATAAATCTAAGTAATCAAGCATAGTAATACCAAATAAGTGATAAACAGTCATAGGTTTACCTCTTACTTCTATTTCTTCTCTATCAATAAGTTTCCAAGGAGACATTTTGTTTATGACTTTATCGCCATGTAAGTATCTTATTCTATTCATTAAATATGGAAGGTCAAAGAATTTAGTATTCCACCCGGTAATAATGTCTGGATAATTCTTAGTCCAGAAAACCATAAATTGCATTAACAATTCATTTTCATCTTTACATTCTACATAGGTAACATCATCTCTATCGTGGTAATATTTACCAACACCCCAAGTTATAATATTTTTATTAGATTGATTTTTTATCGTAATACAAATCAACTGCTCCATAGGATTTTCTACGTCAGGAAATCCTGATTCGCAAGTTGTTTCGATATCTAAAGTAAATATTTTAATATATTCTTTTGAGTAGTCAATCTGATTAGGATATTCTTGAC